CTGATGCGCGAGGCCTGGCTTACACAGGAAACCCCGAAGCACGAGGGGTTGTAGGTGTACGCCTAGCCGTTGAAGTACACGAAGGACAGTACGGGTAGCGAAGCTGCGCTATGCCGCGCTAGAGCAGGGATAGCCAGCAGCGAGCGAAGGCTGGGCCTTGGCCCGGGCTACCGTAGTCCGTATGTAGAGAAGACACGAATGGCTGGGTGACTGGCTGGGTTGGTCAGTCTGGCTAGGCTTTGGAGGCTAGCTGGCTGGGTAGCTGGTATCCGCTTGCTTATCTCTTCTCATGGGGGCTAGGGATTAGTCCAGTCTCGCCGTGATGAGTAGAGCTCTACAGGGACACACACCCGGGGGGGAGGGACCGCGGAAATCACACGGGCTGCTTCGAGGTATAGATATGGGTGTCACCAGTACCCCCCACCTTCCTCACGGAGCCGTGTAGTCTATACTTGTATAGACGTGCTTGAGAAGCAGCTGAACATCAGGGTCTCCCGGGCAGAGATGGCTAGGTGGAAAGAAGTCGCAGGACCGCAACCGCTGGCCAGCTGGATTCGGGAGAGGCTGAATGAGGCCTCGGAGCCGTTACCGGCAATCAATCCCGAAAGGGGCAGCCATGAGGATCACCGTCGAAATAGATGACCAGAGGATCAAGGAAGACGAGCCCCGCGCCTACGAGGATGCGGTCAACGCCTTCGCTGCTGAGTGGCAGCGGCGTATTGCTGCTGGGCTCGAGGCCCACCCGGCCATCTCCCTGCCTGATCCCGGTGCCTTCACCCCCACCCGGTCGTGACCTGCGATCGCTGTAAACGGGAAGTGACGTCCCTCAGCGTCGTCAGGAGGCCTCATGGGCTGAATCCGGCCGGAACCCCGCGGACTGAGCATCTGTGCCGTGACTGCCTGCGAGAAGACCGCAGGGACCGGGAAATGCGAGCCTGAGGAAACAGCACCCCCTCTCAAAATTTTTTACATAGTGAACCCAAGAGAAAGGACACCCCAGATGGACCCAGAAGACGCGCCGATCAACGGCCAGCCCAAACAGAAGCCGACCGAGTACGTCGTGCTTGAGATGAACAAGCAGGGGCTCTCGGCAGAGTTCCCCGGCCCCGTCTTCAACGTCGTCGGCGGGATCAAGGACGGGAAGCCTGCCACGTTCAGCGGCTTCACCCGGCATCAGGCCATCAAGGAAGCGACCGACGAGTCCGGCACCTTCATCGCCGTTCCTGCCCGGTCCTTCATCCCCACCAGCCGAGTTGTGCAGCACAAGCCGGTCGAGAAGTTCACCGAAGCCAAGTTCCAGTGAGCTAGAATCTCGGACGGACGAGTCACGCTGACAGGGGGCCCTTCGGGGCCCTTTGTCGTTCTGAGAAACAACAAAGCCCCCTTGCGGGGGCCCTGCTGCGTAAGAAGAACGTGGCGGGTGCCTCTGCTACGCTCTAGCGGACGCCAATCCGTACTGGTACGAAGCATAGCCGAAACGCAGTCCATACGGCGCCGCTCACGACCTTTATCGCCCGTCAGAGGGGCCTTACTTCCCATTCCGGATTTTGACCCGCCCCAGAGCCTTTGGCTGGCAGGCGAGAGTGAGTGGTAACGCTGGGCCCGGACACGCTTGAACTCTCGTATTGCTGACGCGACTGACATCGCCGACCGCAGAACTGTTCCCCTGTCAGGGGGCAGTCTGCCTCCGCTCCCTCCATGCGCCTCCCGCAGTAGGGCCCGTCTTCCCGGTTACCATTTGTCCGTGCCCAAGAAACTGAAGATTGACCGCAGACGCCTTGAGCGGCTGCCTCCGCACCTGAGAGAAGAGGCGGAAGAGGAACTCAAGAATCTTGAAGCGGCGATCGAACAGAACCCGCTGATCAGATACAACAACCCGCGGCTCGGTCCCGTACATAAGAAGCAGATCAAGTTCCACGAGATGGTCGCCATGGGTCTGCCGGAAGTGGCCTACATGGGCGGTAACCAGTCAGGAAAGACGACCTCGGGTACGGTCGACGACATCATTCAGTGTGTGGACTGGGATGTCGTTCCTGAGCACTTGAAGAGGTTCAAGACGCACACGCCTCCGTTCCGCTGCCGGATAGGCGGTCAGGGCCGTGAAGAGTTGGAAGACTTCGTCTTCGAGAAGCTCAAGGAGTGGTGCCCGATGGACCAGCTGGTCGGGGGCTCTTGGAAGACCGCCTACGACTCCCAGCACCACGTCCTCCACTTCAAGAACAAGAGCTACATCCAGTTCAAGACCTACCAGCAGGACGGCAAGCAGTGGGGCGGCTCTACGCTCGACCGGGTCCACTTGGACGAGGAACCCGCACCCGTTCACCTGCGGGAATCGCGCATCCGTGTCATGCGGCGGGAAGGGCAGGTGCTTTTCTCCATGACGCCGGTCGAGGGACTCAGCCATACCTACGACAACTTCGAGAACAACATCGTCGAAGCCGAGATAGACGACATCGGCTACTCGATCGTGGAGTCGCCCGGCGAGGGAGGCGTCCTGATCAAGAAGGGGCTGGTCTACTCCGACATGGACGACAATCCGTGGCTGACCCCGACCGCGAAGGCAATCGCGCTTGAGGGCCTCTCGGAAGAGGAACGCGAAGCCCGGAAAAAGGGCAAGTTCGTCGCCATGAGCGGCCTGATCTACAAGCGGTTCGATCCCGAGCGCCACGTCATCGACCCGATCGACTCCCTGCCCACCAATGTCAACGTCGTGGTCTCGATCGACCCGGGCTTCCGCTTCGCCACCGCCGTTGGCTTCCACTACATCGACGCGGCCGACAACATGGTCATGTTCGAGGAACTCCATCTCAAGGAGCACAAGATCAGCGAGGTTTGCCACGAAATCCAGCTGGTCGAGGCCGCCTACGGCTTCAAGCCGATCTACTACGTCATCGACTCCGCGGCTGCCAACCGGAACAACCAGACCGGCCGCTCCGACCAGATGGAGTACGCCGACCACGGCATCGTCACCATCCCCGCCCAGAAGAAAGTCACCGCTGGCATCAACCGCTGCCGCGAGCGCCTCGACTCCGGGCGCTTCCACGTCACGTCCAACTGCGTGAACTTCCTGAAAGAGATTCGCCAGTACCGCTGGAAGAAACCGCCGAAGACAGAGTCAGAGGGCAAGGAAGAACCCGTCAAGGCCAACGACCACCAGATGGACCAGTGGCGCTACGCCGTGATGAGCCGCCCGTACCTGCCCCACGAAGACATCCCCGACAACGAAACCCACCTAGAGCGAATCGTCCGCGAGGAACTCGAGGAAATGACCGCCGGGCCCCCGCTGCTCGCGTAGAATGTACCCATGCCCGGACCAGCGCACGGATACATTGGCAAGGATGATCCGCGCCGCAAGGAATGGGAATCGCTTCAAGGGACGTCGGCTGGCGGCGACTATACGGTCACTCCTACCGCGCAGCCGTCCACGTCCGTCGTCGAATCCGGCTACGCCGGGTCGTCCGGCTCCACGTCGACCTCGAAGGCCCCGACCCAGACCGCCACGAGCAAGCTGAAAAAGCAGCGCAAGGCGGAAGAACCCAAAACCAAGAAAGAGGCCAAGCCTAAGACGGTCAGCCTCGCCGAGTCGATCGCCAAGGCCTCCAAGCCGGACCCCCTGCTCAGAAACCGCGTTACGCCGAGCGCCAAGAAGACCCAGCGGCAGGAGTTCAAGTCGATCGGCAAGAAGAACCGCCGAGAGGCCGCCTTCCGCAAAGCAGGCCGGACATCGGGGGGGCTACTGGACCAAGGGACCGGCGACCGGCTGGTCAACTTCGCCGAGGGCCTCTCGATGTTCATTCCTGTCGCTGGTGCGCCCATCAAGGCGGCCCGGGCTGGTTCGGCCATCGGGCCAGCGATCGCCAAGGCCGGGGCTAGGGTCGCCGCCAAGGTAGGCCTCACCGAAGCTACCGAGCAAGAGAAACTGGCCAAGATAGTCGCCAAGGCGATCAACGAAGGGCCAAAGAAACGCGGAAAGGCCACGCGCCTCGGTCCAGCGACCAACCGTTGGATCGAACGTAAGCGCATGGAGCGCCCTTACCGCCGCGTCGGCGACGATCGTCACACCATTGCCGACCTCCCCGACCCATGGCGCATGTACGGTGGGCACTTGGAGGATTACGCGGTCAAGGAGCGCGTGAGGGAGCTATATCTGCCTCAGTTCAAGCACCAGCCCGATCCCACGGGACACGGCCCGGCCACGGACTGGCAGACAACGTGGAAACCATACGGCTACGAAAAAGTGGAGAAGAAGTACGAAGACGCGATCAAGAGAACGCGCACGAAGCTCCGGAACTTCAGGGAAGAGGTCGGTTCAACCGAGCACGACCAGTGGGCCTACGGCGACGACGTGTCGGACGATACCCGCGAGTGGCTGGACTCCAACGAGAGTGAGATTCTCTGGGAGTCGTACGACAATCTCCTGCGCGGCGCGGAGGAAGACATTCAGAAGCTTGTCAAGAAGAACAAGCGGGTTGACAAGGGGCTCGACATACTGACCAAGGTGCAGGGTCCGTTGGGATACCCCGGGCACACAAAAGGCGGGGCAATGCCCAAGGTTCAGCGCCAGCGCCTCGAAGCCGGTGCGGTGTCAGCCGGGGCCTCGGGCATCTGGGAGCAGTTTGCGGGTGACTACGCCGATGCATCCCCGCAGAGCGTGGAAGAGAAGCTACTTGAAATGGCCCGGGCGAAGAAAATGCTCGCGGCATCGTTCTGAGCGAGTATTATTCAGTCATGCCAGCTACCACGCAAGCCGTCTACACGCAGGCCCAGTGTCAGACCATGATGGACGACACCAACCAGAATCCAGTCCGCAACGAGAAGCGCGGAGAGGTCCATATCTCGCTCGTCTTTGACGGCGTAGACATCAACCCGGCCCTCATCTTCGACGCAATCCAGACCCTCGGCACCGTTCAGGCCGACAAGGTCCCTGCTGGTGGACGCTACGAGTTCATCATCACCTGATGCCCGGGACCTTCCGACCTAACCGCCCTCCGTCCGCCCCGATGCCGCGAGGCCCGGGCCGTGTCCGCAGGTCCCTGTCGGGCAAGCGCATCAAGGCCAAGGGGATGTCGTCAGGCCGGGCTACCGGCCCCCTTCAGACGATCCAGAGCACCCCGGCCCTCCGCTCCGAGCGCATCAAGGCGCTCGCTCGCCAGCAGGTCGCCAACAAGGGTCAGGCGAGCAACTACTGGGGCTCGTTCCAGCCCAAGCAGAGCATGTCGGCAAAGAAGCTCAAGAGCCCAGCCAAGAAGTTTCCGAGAAGGGCAAGCCTTCGCTGATGTCTTCCATCGCGCATGAAAACGACCTGCCGGTCTGCTGCTCCGTCTGCCTTCAGTCGCCAGCGGCGTACACCCCGAAGCTGAAGTACATCAACTTCAACGCGGCCTACGACGGGCCCGTTGTAAAAGACCCTGACCGTCCCGAGTCCGAAACGGGCGTCTACATCGAGAAGATCGTGATTTGCGAGCTCTGCGTCCGCGAAGCCGCCAATCACCTTGGCCTTCAGGACGTGGAGAACCTCAAGGAGCACGTTGCGGCTCTCGAGGCTCACTGCGACCAGAAGGACGCCGAGGTTCAGGAGAAGGATCGCGCAATCAGCGACCTCTCCCACACCGTTGGCACCCTGATCGACTCACCCGTCAAGCGCCCGGCTGGTCGTCCGCAGCTGCGAGGCCCGGATTCGCATGAGGAAATCATCTCCGGTCTCCGCAAGCGCAAGACCAAGAAGGGCCGTGTCAAGCTTGCGACCGAGGTTCCGGCGGCTGCGAGTGACTGATGGCCCTCACGGGCGATGAAACCTACGGGACGGTAATTCCCGGGTTCGTCACGGACGCAGACGGAAATCTCTCGGTCACCACGGACACGGGGAGTGTCCAATGGCGCGAGGGATTCCTGCGAGACCTTGATGGCCGACTGGTCGTAGCGGAGGCTGGCGGCATTATGCAGGATGGCCTTCTGCGTACCGCTGGTGGCGCACTCTGCGTCACGACCGGCTCCGTCACGCAAGAGGGCACGGTGATCCCGGGCCTTCCGACCGATGACGAAGGCCGCGTCTGCGTGGTGAACGATGGCCTCGCCGCCAACGGCCGCTACCCGGGCTTCAAGTTCGACAGCGGCAAGCTCTGCGTGACCGGGCTGATTACGACTGTGTACGCGGAATCATGGGATGCGGCAGGCGTAGCCGGATGGGATCAGGTGGACGGAATAGTCACCCGCACGACCACTGGTCCTCACACCGCCCCCGGCGCGTTGGAGGTCAAGTTTGTTGACTCCACACCTACCCCGGTTTGCTTTTCCCCGATCTTCGACGCATCAGACGTATCGCAGGTTGCGTTCTGGGCCAAGCGCGTTGGCACCCTGCCCGACAGCGTGTACGTGGTCCTGTCGGAGCTCGACGTTGGCGAGAGCGAAATCGCATCGCACCCGCTCGGGACTCTGACCACCAGCATCTCTACGTCGTGGACGGAATACACCTACCCGCTGGGCGACTGGACGACCGGCGTGAAAGGCAGACTGTTCTTCGTCAGCAACCTTCAGGTGTGGGGGGCCAACTTCGTGACCATTGACGACGTTCTTGTGGAGGGATCACCGTGAGTATCGAATTTGCGCTCGCAGGGATTGGTGCGGTCTACCTTCTGACCGTGATCGGACTGCTCTACATCATGTGCCGCATGGGCGACGAACACAGCCGCGACGTGGCCCTTCTCGTTCGGGCTTTGGAGGCCCAGAGTGACCGGGCGCAGGACGAGCGCCGTCAACTGGCCGATCGAATCCAGCAGCCAGAGGTTCTCCCCCGCCCCGCGATCGACCCGAACCCAGAGCCTGCCCCGGAGCCACCCGAGCCCGACCTTGCGCTGGTAGGCACCGTCGTACCTGATCACCCGCCCGAGCCCGGAGATAGCCAGTGAGCGATTACAACATCGAGAGCCCGGAGGGGCTCAACAGTCTTTTTCAGGAAGCCAAGAGCGCCCGGCGTCAGTTCGAGCCTGACTGGATGCTCAACCGCGCCTTTTTCGCTGGCTACCAGTGGGTCTCGTATCAGGCTGGTCGCATAGGCCGTCCGGCCGGGCTCGACCCCCATCGCCAGTACGTCACGGATAACCGGATGAAGGGCATCATCATGGCCCGAGTCGCCCGGAAGTCCCGCAACCGGCCCATGTTCTCCGCGACCCCGCAGGGCGGCGACGACGACGCAATCAACTCGGCACGGCTCGGGGAACGCATCCTCGAAAACGACTGGGAGGGCCTCGCCCTCCATCCGAAGCTCCACACCGCCCTGATGTGGGCCGACCTCTGCGCCGATGGCTTCATCAAGGTCTACTGGGATTCCTTCGCAGGCCAGAAGGCGCAGGTGCTCATGGGCCCCGGCGGCGAGCCGCTCATCGGCCCCCACGGAGGTCTCGCCCGACCCGAGGACACCGAGGCTCTCGCGCAGATGAACCCGGGCATCCTCGAGCACGTCACCGTGTCAGAAGTAGCCCAAGGCGACGTCCGCAACGAGGTCAAGTCGCCCTTCGAGATTTACCCGTCACCCCTCGCTACCTGTATGGAGGACTGCGAGTACCTCTTCGACGAGACCGTCCGGTCCCTCGATTACGTCAGGGAGCGTTACCAGCAGGACATCAACGGCAAGGACTTCAATCCCGTCGCCGACGCCGACGTGGCAGGAGCCATCACCGAGGGGTTCTTCCCCAACGGAAGCAATCTGTTCCACTCCAACGGCGCGAGCACCGGAGGCGTGAAGGTCAGGGAGTACTACTGCCGCCCGAACCACCGCTACCCAAAGGGATGCCGGTCGACGTGGATCAATCAGACGATTGTCGCCATGGACGACGCCCCCGACGACCCGATGCCCTACGTCAAGTTCGCCTCGATCGAGGTTCCGGGCCGGTTCTGGTCGGCCCCCGTAGCGACGGACCTCCGTCACCCGCAGGTGGACTTCAACGTCATGCGGACGCAGGTCAAGGAGAACGCCCGGAGGCTGGGCAACCCCGCGCTGCTCGAATCACGGCAGGCCGCTGTCGAGTACCACGGCCGCGTCGGGGAAAAGATTCAGTACGACTCGACCGTCATCGACGCGAAGCCGGAATACCTCCTGCCGCCCAACATCCCGGTCTACATCGAGAACGAGCTTGAGCGCATCGTCCGCTCCATGGAAGAGATAGCCGGGCTCCACGAGGTCTCCCGGGCTCAGGTTCCCAACGGAGTCACCGCGGCCTCCGCAATCAACCTGCTCCAAGAGTCCGACGAGACCCGCTTGGGCCCCGAGATTCAGCAGATGGAGTTCGCTCTGGGCGAGTGGGGAACGAAGATTCTCAAGCTCCGCGCCCGGTACAACACCGACGAGCGCCTCGTCAAGATCGCCGGTAAGGACGGTCGCTGGGATGTCTTCGCCTTCAAGGGCGAGATGCTCGGTGAAGACCCCCACGTTGAGGTTCAGGCCGGGTCGCAGATGCCCCGGGGCAAGGCCGCCAAGCAGGCAGCCATGACCGAGATTCTCAGCCTGATCTTCCAGTACCAGTACCCGATCGACGAGCGCAACCTGCGCCGGTTCCTCAAGGACTACGAGATTGGCGGCCTCGACCGTCTGTTCGAGGGCATGACCGAAGACGCGAAGCAGGTCAACCGCGAGATACGTCAGCTGATCAACGGCGAGCAGGTGCCGATCAACAGCTTCGACAACGACGAGTTCCATATCGCCGACACGACCGAGTTCATGAAGACGGACCAGTACGCGGCCCTGCCGCCGCAGATACAGGCCAACTTCGAGGCTCACGTCGGCCAGCATCGGGAGCGTCTGGCCCAGATCGCCGAGGCCGCAGCAGCGGCGGAAGCGCAGGCTCAGGCCGTACAGCAGGAGCAGGAAGCTACTCTCCAACAGGAGACAGAGATAGTCAAGAACGAAACCGCACCGACGAGAGGAAACGAAAGTGCCAAACCTTCTGGATCATAGGACCGCCAAGCTCGCGCAGGCGATCGAAGAGTTCATGGAAAACCCTCCCCGGGACATGCCCGAGGAACTGAGCGACCAGCTGACCGGCCTTGGCCAGTCACTGCGCGGCTACAGCCCGGAGGCCGAGATGAGCCCGGGCCAGCGCGAGGCGGCCCGGAAGACGGGCGAGCCCTACAACAAGGTCGCCACCAACGAGGGTGCCAGCCATAGCCAGTTCGACAAGGCGATGGAAGCAGCGAAGGAAGCATTTCTTGGCCAGAGCCCGGATAACCCAACAGGAGCTTGAGCGCGAAATCGCTCTCTGGCTCGAGAAAAATCCGGGCCACGACCTCGCTAAAGACGTGGAAATGGCCCAGATGGGCCTTGCTTCACCGGGCAAGTGGGAAGCCGCCAAGGTGACCTACGAGCCGACAGAACGTAACTCCGAGGAAGAAAGTTCTGACGTTCCGTCGCAGAACGAAGTATCCTCTGATGTATGACCGTGACCAAGGGCAAGTCATTTTGGGGGGCCAAGGCTGGGGGCACCCGGTACAGCCGACCGTTGACGCGCCACAGTCTGAAAGGCAATAAATGAGCGACACGGCAGCACAGCCGGAAGCCGCACCCGCGGCAGAAGGCCAAGGCGCTGAGTCAGAACAGGGGAACGAGCTTTACGCTGAGTTCCTCGATGGGGTACCGGAAGACCTCCATGAAACGCTGACCGAGCGACTCAAGGCCAAGGACGCCGATTTCACGAAGAAGTTTCAGTCTCGAGCAGAGCAGCTGAAGCCCTTCGAGGAAATGGGAATCCTTGAACAGAGCCCCGAGGCTCTCGGGCAGTACCTCCAACTCGATCAGGCTATGCAAGCCGCCCAGCAGGGCGACGAGCAGGCCATCGAAGCCGTCTACCAGTGGTGGGATCAGGTGGGCGATGTCCTTCAGTTCTACGAACAGGGCGACGGCGACGAAGGCGAGGCTGGTGGTAGCGACGAGTTCGACCCCCTCGACATGGACAAGGATGCCTTTGACAAGGCAGTTCAGGCCAAGGTGGAAGAAATCGTTGGTCCTCTCCAAGAGACAGTGATGACCCAGCAGCAGCGGGAACAGGAAGCTGCCGAAATGGAAGAGGCCAACCAAGTCGTCGAGCAGTGGAAGTCGGAAGTCCAAGAGAAGTTCCCTGACGTCTTCAAGGGTGAGGACGGCGAGGCGGTAATGGACGAGGTCATGGGGTTGGCGACGATGTTTACCGACGCTGAAAACCCGATCATGGCCGGGCTCGAGAAGTACCAGTCACTCGTCAGCAAAGGTGAGGCGGGATTGTTCGAGCGCAAGCTGGAACAGCCCAACGTACCCGAGCCGGGTGGCAGAGCCGACACTACCCCCCCGCAGATTCGCACCATGAAGGATGCCAAGGAAGCTGCTCTTGAGTACCTCAACAATGGCAAGCAAATGACATAGGGGTATTGAGCTCAAATGACTCAGACACTGGCAGCTGCCGACGCGGTCCTGAAGGACGTTTACGAGGGTCCGGTCGTCGAACAGCTGAACTACAAGATGTACATGCTCGACCAGATCGAGCGTGAAGAGAAGTTCCAGATCACTGCTCGTGGGCGACGGGCGATCCTCGCCGCTCACTACGGCCGCAACCGCGGACGTGGAGCGCGAGGCGACGGGGGAACCCTGCCGAACGCTGGCGAGCAGAAGTACGAAGACGTACAGGTTCCGATCAACTACTTCTATCAGGGCATCGAAATCACCGATGCCGCGGTGGAAGCGTCCAAGAAGGACGACGGAGCCTTCGTTGACCTGCTCCACTCGGAAGTCACGGGTGCGACGCAGGACATGAAGAAGGATGTCAACCGGCAGATTTGGGGCCCCGGTAACGGGATGCTCGCAGATGTCCGGGCAACCGGCTCGGCCAACTCGGCCACTGTCGCCATCGACACCCTTCAGTACGTCAAGATCGGAGACCCCGTCGACATCCTCGTGAAGTCGACCGGAGCCCTGATCCATGCCACGGGCGAGGCAAGGACCGTGACCGCTCTCAACGAGACCGGCCCGACCCTGACCCTCGACTCGGGCCCCACAGGCACCATCACCACGGGCACCCACGGTGTCTACCTCTCCGGTTCCTACGGCAAGGAGATGAAGTCGCTTCAGGAAATCGTGGCCACCGGCCGCACCCTGTTCGGCATCAACTCCGCGACCGCAGGCATGGAGTGGTGGAACTCGCAGGTGATCGACGTGGGATCGAGCGCCAGCGCCACCGCCCTTGCCGGTGAGAACGCTTTCGAGCGTATCTCCGACAAGGTCGGCGCGACAGGACAGGGCGAGACCCAGTCCTTCGTGACCACTCGCGGAATCCGCCGCAATCTGGCGGACTCCTTCCAGTCGACCAAGCGGTTCACCAACCGCGAGGCCGTTCAGATTCACGGTGGCTTCTCGGCCATCATGGTCTCGGCCGGTGCGGGAGAGGTTCCCGTCATCATCGACGACGACTGCCCCAAGCAGAACGTCTTCGCCATCGACAAGGAAGCCCTCCGCTGGTACCAGCAGACGACCCCCGGGTTCCTCGCGGACCCGAAGTCGGGCCAGATCATGCACCTCAAGACCTCTGGCTCAAGCGGCCAGCGGGTTGCGACGTGGCAGGGTTGGCTCCGGTGGTACGCCTCGCTGGCTACCGTGGCACCAAACCGTCTGGGCAGGCTCCGCTTCTGCACTGACGAAGTAGCGGGTATCACCCCGTAGCTACTCTCTCGTTCACGCCGACGTCCTCACACTGGGGTTGGGGGCGTCGGCTGGACGGGGGTATCCTGTACTCATGTGGGATGGCGAAATAGAAGCAGCAACCGTCGAGCAGGTACGACAGGGCAGCGATGGCACCCTTCACCTGATCGACGCCGACGCCGGGGGCGTGGTCGCCGGACTCAAGAGGATCGACGAGAACCTCAACCTCCGCTACTCGGACGCAGGCAACTACTACGTCGTCTACTACGAAAAGGAGCCCGGGCAGAAAGAGCTCGTGGGCACCTACCAGCATCTCGATTCACGGATCGTCAAGGACGTGGAGCGCATCAACTGGGAGAACCTGCGCCCCGGCTATTCCTTCGCCGATGAACTTGACCGCCTCGACAAAGAGGCCGAAAAAGCTTTCAATCACCGCCAGCGAGAAGCAATCGGGGAGAGCGCCGAGCGCCTCGCCCATGCGATGCGGAAGGACTTGAACATGACCGATCACCGGGCCTTCATCTCTCGCGGCGTTGAGGGAGACAAGTGACTACCTTCGAGGAACTCCGCGACGAGGTTCTCGAGCATCAGTTCTCCGAGTCCAAGTACAGCGACTTCGCCATGCGCCAGCTGCGCCGGGCCGAGGCGCTCGTCTGCGCCCAGACGGACTTCCGCGAGCTACAGCGCGTCTTCTCGATTGCGACCACAAGCGGCTACCCGGCATACATACTGCCCTCTGACTACCAGCGGAGCTACAGCGCGAGTCGCGTGGCATCCGATTACAGCGAAACGCCTCTCGTTCGCTTGGAGCAGACGCAGTTCGACGAGCTCCCCGTCGAGGCCGGGCAGCCGACTCACTACCTAATTTTCAGTAACACGATCAGGGTGTGGCCCACGCCGGACGGCGTCTACAACCTCTCGCTGGACTACTACGCGAAGCCTTCGGAAACGGCGACCAGCCCGTCCATCCCCGAGCAGTACAGGCACATCCTTGTGGACTGGGCCCTCATTCGCTGCTATGCGCGGGAGAACGACTACACCGCCGCCCAGTACCACGAGGGCGTCTTCCAGCAGGCGGTGATGAAGATGCGGGGCGAGGTTCAGCACGACACCAACGACGCCGGGCAGCCCCGTCTTATAGGCGACACGGACACCCTGCCGGATTTCATCGAGTTCCGGAGGCCGTAAGTGGCGTCCGGTGATCCCACCGTACTCAACGACTTTCGCCGGGGGGTCAACCTTCAGACCGGCCCGTACCTGCTGGAAAGCTCGGAGGCCCGTGACGCACGGAACGTCCACGGCACGGTCGTTGGCTCCATCAAGAAACGCCCGGGCTTTGAGAAGCTCGGCACGGACGCCTTCGCCTCGATCGACGGTGCTCCCCACTCACTCTTCGCCGCCAACCTGTCGCCGACCAAGTTCCTGATCGCCGTAGCCAAGCAGGCTGGCGCAGCGAACGATCGCATCATCAGTGTCGACCCGACAGGGGTTCCCGCCACCCTCGCATCAACGCTCACTCAGGGCCGCCGGTGGTCATTCGTACAGGGGCCAACCTCGGGCGGGGAGGGACCGATTTGGGGAGTGAACGGAGTGGACCCCCCGAAGCAGTGGACCGGCTCCGGAGCGATGGGCAACTGGACGACGCCGGGCGGGTCATCGGGGTCGCCGCCTACGACGGCCCGTTTCCTCGCCTACCAGATGGACGTCATCTGGGCAGCAGGATTCGTCGACGCACCTGCCAAGGTCGCCTCGTGCGGTCTTACGGCTGGCGGGACTCCCGTGCCTGACCCGCGAAATTGGAGCACTGACTACGCCGATCAGGTGGAGCCGAACGACGGCGAGCCAATCACCGCGCTCGGCACCTACGGCCCGTACCTGCTCGTATTCAAGGCGCGCCAGCTGTACGCGCTGGCCGACTTTCAGGCCCGGAACTACCGCAAGATTTCATCCGGCATCGGTTGCGTCGCCCATCGGTCGATCGCCGAAACGAGCGCCGGGACAATGTTCCTCTCGGAAGACCTCGGCGTCTGCGTTACTGACGGGCAGGAGGTCACGCCGATCAGTGACCCGATCCTCCCCCTTCTCCGCGAGGCCGCAGATGCCAACGCCCTGCTCTTTGACGATGCCTGCGCTACCTATCACCGGGGCAGCTACTTCCTGTCGATCCCGGCCACGGCCGCCAACAACGACTTGACGCTCGAGTATCAGCTGGACACAAGGTCATGGTGGATTCACACCTGCGCCTCCAATCAGTTCGCCCTTGTCGATCCGACCGGCTCACCGATTCTCTACAGCGCCAACCCGACGCTCAAGCAAGTGGACAAGGCCTTCGTCGAGGGCGTCTACAGCGACTACGGGCAAAGCTACGAGGCCTACTGGAAGTCACCGTTTCTCGTATGGGGCAACCCCCATGTCAACAAGCGCATCCGCCAGTTCCGGGCGGACGGACAGGGCCAATGGGACTTGTACTCGCAGGAGACCTTCGACGACGACGAGACCCTGCTGGACATGGAGGTCTGGGAAGAGGGCCCAGATACATTCGTCTTTGGTGGGACCGGCACGTTCGGCGGCGCGAGCGACGAGTTCATGCCCAGCGGCGGCATCACCCAGCGCCGCTACCCGACGCCCTCGCAGGGCTGGGGCCGGGCGTGGTCCCTGATTGTCCGGGCCGACGACACTAACCCGATGCAGCTTTTCTCGATCGCAGCCTTCGTACTTCCAAGGAGAGACTGATGGGGATAATCGTTCCCTCCATACCCAAGGCCGGAACTGGCCCACAGCCAGCGACAGACCTTGTCTCAAGCCTGAACACGATCATCGCCGTCCTCAACGGCGGCATCGACGATGCCAACCTCAAGGACTACGGCCTGAGCGAGCTCCCCGTTGAGCAGTGGAATGAAATCAAGGTAAAGAGCTCCGCGAAGATCATGGCCGGGCCCTATACGGCCGGTTTCCCTCCTGAGTACGTCTTTGGCCCCCAGCAGATCGGTACAGCGTCAGTCCCGAGCGCGGCGAGTAACGTGCTGCGCGAAGTTGGCATAACAGTCACCTACACGAAGTCCGAGAAGTTCGCCGGTGGCAACGCAACCGAGAACGGGCTGGCCATCCTTGGCTTCAAGAGCGACGAAGAATTCGTCTTCGGTGCCTCGATCCCCGGCTCTGATGGAGTGCGGACGGAGCGCATGGCTGGGCTTGTGCCTGTTACCCCCGCGGATTTCGAGGGCTACCCGGTCAACATGGGAACGTATGACGCCGGGCAGCAGATGGTGATGCCCGATGTCGGAGGCATCTTTCAGGCGGTCGCCACCGGGCCCTTTACCGGCACACACTTCACCGTTCATGAACTGATAATCCGCTACCGAGACTGGGAGTTCTGATGGGCCTGATAAACCCGACAATGCCCGTGGTCGGGCAGGACCACGCAACCGAAGACCCGAAGACCCGTAATGCCCTGATTGCCATTCGCAATGAAATCAACGGCAACCTCGACGCCGCCAACGTCGAGGCCGGGGCGGTGATCGCGTCCAAGCTCTCTGACGCGCTGGCGAAGGTGCTGGGCGTAGACAACGGCGTCGTTGATGGTCGCGGCTTTGCGGAGGTCGCAACGTCGCAGACCTACGGCTCAACGTCGTATGGCGACCTCGCCACCGTAGGGCCGACCGTTTCCATCGACGTGCCGTCCAATGGCTTCGTGCTGGCCTACATCGAGGCGAGCATGACTCCGACCGCAACCGGGGCGGCCCTGATCGGCTTGTACGAGGCGACTGACTTTGCGACCCCCATCACCCTCCTGACCCGTGCCGCCAACGCAGGGGTAGCGACGCTCGTGACCGAGCCCGGCGGTCAGGGCGTACAGAAGTCCGTGGCAGTTGGCGGCTTTGTGGTGATCCCGGCGACTGCTGGCAAGCGCACCTACACGCTGAAGTACGCCCGGTTTGGCGGGTCTGGCTCAGTGACCTACGCAAGCCGCAAGCTCTGGGTCATAGGTGGCGGCCCCGCCTGATGCCGGGCCTGCTGGAAATACCGCATCGCATAGTCGATGATCCCAAGCAGACGCTGAACAACGAGCGGCTCCGGGCGTGGGCAGGCGACATCAACGTCGATGACCTCAACGCCCGGCTCACCGCGGCCGAAGCTGACATCAACACGGCGGAAGCCAACATCGCCACCAACGCGGCGGCCATCGCTGCCATGCCGGGCAGCTTCGCCAATGACTCCATCAGCCCGGCGCAGGTGAACGTCACGCAACCCGCCGACGTTGTCTCGTTCCCGGCGACCGTCCTCAATAGCACCACGTTCGTCAGCCTGCCATCGCAGATTGTCTCCACGGCGGGGATATACGTCGTGGCAGTTTCCATTGACGTAGCAAGTCTGGGCACAGTCGCCAACGACCTGTTCTCGTTCCGGCTGCTGATCGACCTGAACAACAAGGACAACGCCTATGCCCAGTCACCCACCACGATCTTCCGAGAGCAGATCAACTTCGTCTACGTCGGTCAGGTCAACAGCACGATCGTCCCGCAAGGGAACCGTGGCAGCGGCAGCGGGACCGCCATCGTGAACGAGGTAACAATCCGCTCCGCACGGATCGGGTGAAGGTAGAATGAGGGTATCTTGATTCTTCAGGGGCAAAAGAAACTGGTCAACAAGATCGCTGCTACCCGCGCCCCGTCAGCCCCGGCGGCACCACAAGTTCGCAACGTCGCCGGGTCCATGGCGGGTGCTTCCAGTAACTACGCGACGGGTGGTGCCACGCCGCCTCCGTCGCAGATCACGCCGAACGACAAGAACCCGGCCTCCGCGCAGGACAAGCCGAAGAACCCGAAGGACGTCAGCGCCGGATGGGATACCAAGCCCAAGGAGTATCAGGGGCCCCCAAAGATTCTGACCTCCAAGCGCAAGGCCCCGGCACCCGTCGTGCCGACCGACAAGGAGTACTGGGCCAACATCGCCGCGCTCAACTCGCAGTTCATGACTGAGAGCGCCCGGACGATCGCAGAGCAGACGAACGCCGACAACGACTACGAGCGCGAGACCAACCGGCTGCTGACCGATCGGGACCGCTCCCGGCGCAACCTCGCAGAGTCTCTCCTTGGACGAGGCTCGTCGGTGTACTCGGGTATGCATCGCCGCGACCAGATTGAAGGCGACATCGACCTCGTCTACAACGCTGACCGCATGAGGTCCGACAAGCTGTCGGCCGACTCGGCCCGGGCTGCCGAGCGCGCTGACATACGCCTGCGCCTGACGCCGAACTCGGGTACGGAGTGGACGGCAGCAGCGGCAGCAGCGACCGCTCGTGCCGATGCCCGTCGTGCCGAGCAGGCCGAGAGCGGCGCGCCGGACTACAGCATCAACATCAAGCAGCGCGTCAAGGGCGAGAACAAGCGCATCAGGCAACTGCGCGCCAAGTACGAGAAGGTCGACGATCCTGAGCGCAAGAAGAAGATTCGCAAACGTATTCACAACATCCGACGGCGGCGCGATGCTGCCATCAGGAAGCACAACAAGAGGGTGAAACAGAATGGCTAACAGAAGGCGCAGAGACAACCCGCTCTACGACCCGGGCACTCTGCTGACCGGGCCGGACCTGCGTCGGGCAGCCGTCGCCGCAGCCCGCGTCGCCTACAACCCGACCATCAGCGCCCACAAGGCGTCGCTGGCCCAGATCGCTCGAGGTCGCAAGCGCGACGATCGTGGTCTCGCCAAGCTTGGCCGGACAACGGTGCGGGGCATCAGTCAGGACCACGCGGCCCTCGACCGTGTCATGAAACAGGGCGTGAGCACCGCCCGGGCCGCCGGTGGCGAGCTTGTCAGCGACGTCAATCGCATGAACCGCGAGTCCACGGCTGCTGCCAGTGGTCTTCAGTCCGGGCTCATGGGCGACCAGCTGGCTTCCCTTCAGGGCATCAACATGGAGGCTGGCGGTTCTGAAGCGCAGGCCGCGCTAGCCGCAGCCGTCGCGCAGGCTCAGGGCAGGCAGAGCAGCCAGTCCGAGGCGCTGGCCGGGCTCGCCCAGTTCTCAGCGGCAGGCATGACCGACACGGCCCGGAACCTCCGCAGGGCAGAGCGAGCAGGCGGCGTTGAAGCCAAGAACGCTGTGCGCTCCGCAACGGCCTCCCGCCGGATGGACTCCCGGGGCGCGTACCGCGACGCTGAAGCTGAAGTCCGGGCAAGCCTTCAGAACGCCCGGTCACTCCGCGGTGCTGAAGTCCTCAACAACATCATGCGCCTCCGCGACAGCGAGCGCACCTTCGCCAACGAGAAGGCGGCGCTCATGCTCGACGCAAGGACCGCCGCGCAGAAGAACGCGCTCGGTTGGTACGAGGCCAAGAACCCTGACGGCGGCAGCGGTGGCAGTGGCGGTAACGGCGACGACCCGCTCGAGCCAGAAGACGCACCGAAGCGTCTTGGCCCGTTCTGGGAAGACTGGCTGAGGGGTGCCAATCAGGTCCGTGGCGCAGATGGTCGTATCGGCCCGGGACGCTGGCAGCAGTTCTTGGACAAGGTGGAGGACAAGAAGGACTTCGGTTGGTCGCCGACTCAGCGCGCCAAGTTCCTCAAGCGGTACATCAAGTGGTACCAGAACAACGTATTGGACTAGCCCGTGATCGAGCGCGGGTCGGCACACTGGCACCACGCTGAACCGGAACTCTTCGGGGAGCGTGTCCATAACTTTAGTTGGGGCTTTCCCGACTTCGACTCGCTGCCCAAGAAAAAGCCCAAGCGGGTAAATCCGCATGTACCGATTACCCCGCAGGACATCGCCGACGCGGCAGGTACGGCACCTACGGACATCACCTACAACCCCGAGTACTACGACCCGGCGACGTCGGCACCGCAGCCTTCGGAGCCATCGTCCGTACAGGCGCTGAAGCTTTACCGGGCCGCCCGGGACGCAGCACGGCAGGAGGCTTCAAGCGAGGCCATCGAGGCCGCGAAGGACGAGAAGGACGCCAAGAAACAGACGAAGGACGCGATGAACGTCCTTGCCAAGTCAGTTGTGAAGGCCCAGAAGGAGACCGTCCGCTACAACTTCGGCGGCCAGACCAAGCGCCTGAAGCGGGGCATCGCCAAGACGGGCCCCGTCAAGGAGCCCAAGAAGGTCCGCGAGCCAAAGCCGCCCATGGACCCGAAGGCCAAGAAGACGCTGAACAAGGCACTCGGCTACGACTTTGGCAAACAGGCAGGCAATCTGGCCAAGGGCATCGTCAGGTCAGGGGAGTCAGTCCCGCAGGGCGTGGCCAAGATGGAGCGCCAGAAGACGACCAAGGAAGTCAACGAGATTGCGCGCCCCGCGATCGACGCACGGATCGAAGAGGTAGACGAGCGCATCGACTACTTCAAGGGGCAGCTGGACGAAATCGGTCTCAACGCCGACGACCGGAAGACGTGGAACGAGAGGCAGCGGTTCAAGGACCGCACCGCCCGGCTGAAGAACTGGGAGAACGAGCGGCGCAAGCTCCTGAAGATTCGCAACGACCCCAAGAAGCAGGCCCAGCGAGACCTCGCCGCGGCCGACTATTCGCAGGGCGACCACGAAGAGGCGGTGAAGCGGGGGCTCGAAGATGACACCCCTTGGAAGGGGGCCGCCACAGAAAACCGTCGCGTCCGCCGCAGGACGATCCGTGGGCTGGTCAAGGAGGACGCCGCCACCCCCGTGACCGACGCTCAGGTTCAGGCAGAGAAGGATGCCATGAACCCCGTCAAGGTCACCGCGGGTCTGGCCGACTCGGTGTTCGGGCTAACAACGCTCTGGGAAGGCGGCACGAAGAACGCGAAGGAAGTGGGCGAGGCCTTCCTTGAGGGGGGAGTGAACGAAGCGGCCCTTCAGCTGGTCAAGAGCTCTGCCGACATGACGCCCGAAGAACGGATCGTAGCCCTGAGCATGATCCCCGTAGCGGGAACGGTCGGGAAGATTACGAAGGGCGGGAAGGCTGTAGCTACGGCGGCCGGAAAGGCAGCCACCCACGGCGACGATGCGTGGGATGCCGCAAGGCTGGGCTACAAGGGAGCCAAGGATGCCTCGAAGACCGTCGCCAAGTGGCGCAAGGCCATGGACGCTCCGCTACGCCCGGGCGGGAAGATCACTCGCAGGCAGGCGTTCAAGGGGGCAAGGTACGGGTCGGGGGTCGCCCTTCCGGTGGCGGCCGCGGTCGATGGCTCGCTGGACAACATGGTCGAGGGCACCCTTCAGGCCAACGTGAAGGACGCCTCGCTGGCCACCGCACGAAGCCTGATGGGCATGTTCATCGCGCCTCTGGCCTACGGCGCGAGCCTCGCAGCGGGAACCCGCGACCTGCTGGAAGACCCGACGAAGCCCGGCGAGGCCATCGCCCCCACCGTCGAGCTCACCAAAGCGTATGGCAAGGAAGCCATCAACATGTACGACACCTACTGGAACGGCAGCGCCGAGGAAATCGCGGACATGACCGCGAACGAGTACGGCTACATGGGGCCGATAAACGCGACGGTCCTGACAGCGGCCGGATTCAAGGGTGCGGGACTGCCCATGTTCAGCAAGACTGTCGGCAAGATTCCCACGGACCCGTGGCACGGCAAGGAGCATTGGAGCACGGTCAACGACCGTGTGCGGACGTGGAACGAGAAGGTGGCCGCCACGGTGGTACAGAGCCGAGAGTCGCATATGCGCGACTCCGCACGGGCTCGCATCTTCAAGCGCGTCAGCAAGGAAGAACGCAAGCTCAACGCAAAGAAGTTCAAGGGCTTGTGGAAGGACTTCGACGACTACGTCGCGGCCCGAGAGAAAGACCCGAACTACGACGCTGACGCTGATGTCGTGTCGCGCACGACGCTGGCGCTCCTGCCGATCTTCTTGGGCAAGGGCCGCAAGCTCGATCGCCGAGACATAGACAATCTGATCGCAGCCAACCCCGCCGAAGCCCCCGGCGAACGATCCCTGCTGGAAGCGGCGCGTCATGCGCCCAAGGGTTTCTACGACCCACGGACCAAGATCGGGCAGGTGGTCGAGCGGCTTCAGACGGCGTACATGGCAGACGTCGATACTGCGCTCACGAAGGACCTGATGGGCCCGGACCTCGACGCCCTGAAGGCCGAAACGATGGCCACGGTAGCGAGAGAGAGTCGCGGCCGCTACAACCGGGGCGAAATCCCCGAGGACGAGGTAATCGAGGTTCCCGAACTGCCGCGCGAAAAGGGCGCGAAGGAGCTTCAGCGGGTCAAGGAAGAGTCGCGTCGCAACCTCCGGGCGTTTGACGACGGCATGTTCCCGGGCCAGCGCACCGTGGAATCCTACGAGAAGGCCGCCGAGGTCATGTCGTCCACAAGCAAGCAGATCGCTGACCTGCGACGCAAGCCCAACAAGACCAAGACGGACTTCGCCACACTCAACCGTCTGCGCGAGGCTCACCGAGATGCCAAGCGGCGCTACGCCGACTGGCAGAAGATGAGCGACAGGCGCAGGCAGGCCATGATCGACAAGGCCAAGGACAAGGCTTCTAGCTACGACGAAGCCGAGCGGGTCTACGGCGCTGAGTTGGCGCAGGCCAAGGCCGCGTACCACGAGGCGTGGGGCAAGCCGACCGCAGAAGAGATGGCGGACGTAGCCCGATCGGTGGTAGATGACCTTGCCATCGTGAACAACCCGGAAGAGGGCTTGGCCCGGCTGGACCGGGATGTATTGGAGGCAGCCCAGCAGGACCCGGGCTCCCCCGAGCACCTGATGGCGGTGAAGCGCCGGGAGGACCTAGCCGCCCTGATCGACCAGCGGGTGGCCGAAGGCGATCCCATCGTCAAGGACGTTGACGCACCGAAGGTCCGAACGGAGATTGAGGACGAGCCGCTGCCAGACATGAGCCCGGTGGTAGTGGCGCGGCGCGGCCACGATTACGTCGAGAGCCGCGTAGAGCGGGCCCGGGGCGGTGGCGAGGCGAACAAGCTGGCCACCTACAAGGAAGTGGCTCGCTCGCTGGACCTCGACAACTCGTCTGACGACGTGGAGACCCTTGCCCGGGCCATCGGTCACCACCTGATTGATATTGACCTTGCGCGCGAGGACGCTCACTCGGGCTACAAGATCGTCAAGGAGCATCTGGCCAAGAAGGACACCGAGGAAATCACGCCGGACGAGTTCAACCGGGCGGCCCGTGAGATGGGCGTGAACCCCGAGCACCTGACGCAAGGCCGGATGATCGACATAGCTCGGGAGATTGGCAAGCGCCGCCGCCGCCGTGTGGCCGATGAGTCGAACCCCATCACGGATGAGCGCAAGGAGAAAATCCGCGAGGAACGCGGCCAGATCATGGAAGACGACCTCGCCCTTCAGGCGCGGTTGTCGGAGCTAATCGCGCAGAGGGAGAGACTGCGCCGCAGGCCGACCGGCAATAACCGCCAGAAGCTGAAGATGATCGCGCGGGAGATAGAGGCGCTCGAAGCCGAGAGCCGTGCTCTCAGCGGCCGGGCCAAGAGCCTGCGGTACGAGCTTGAGAAGGACGTGGCGCAGGATCTCTACAAGCAGCGCCTCGGCAACCTGACCAAGAAAAAGCAGGAGGCCATTCAGGACATCTACATTCAGGCCGCCCGTGACCAGCTGAATGAATTGGTCGAGGCGCAGATGAAGCTGGGCTACACGCTGGCTACCTACATGCCGTGGCGCGAGAAGCCCGGGGGTATGCCTGCGGAAGTGGGGCTGGAAGGCAAGAGCCAGAGGCCGATCAAGGGCACCCGGGCGCGTCTGGATACCAAGCTGGCCGACGAGGGCAAGGTGGACCGCCGCTGGGAGTCAATAGTTCAGGCCGTCTACGACAGGACGGAGGCCGAGAAGAACCGGCGCGTGGCCGCGGACATAGAGCGCAACCATATGTACTCGCGGATCAACGACGACACCGGCGAGCAGCAGCTGTTCTTCACGCCCGAAGAGTTCCACGCACTCCCCAACAGCGTCCGGCGCATGTTGAACAGGGAGTACCGCCGAATGGGCGAAGAGTTCTTCAAGGACCCCGACAAGAAGATTTACGACCCGGAGTCCGGGCAGGTCATAGACACCGTCTACTCCCAGACGCTGCGGAACGTCGGCGAAGGTCTGCCCCCAGCATCAGGAGAGCGGTTCGGATTCGTCAAGAAGGGTGTGGCCGATCGCGTGGCCGCGCAGGAAGCCACGTCCGGCAAGTTCATGGAGGCCCTCGAGAAGTTCGGACGCTTCAGCGCAAAGGCAACGCTGGCCACCAACGCCGCGTGGCTCGTGACGCAGCCACTGGCGGAAGCCCTGACACTGGCCCTGTCGCACCCGAACCCCGCGTCTTGGGTCAAGGCCTACAGGATTCGGCGCAAGCTCTTTCAGGAGCACCCCGAGGAAGCCAGCCTGCTTCAGTACGGGGCAGGCACCGTGCTCGGCACCAACGTCGCCACGACCGCCAAGTTCGAGAACTACGACGCAGTAGGGCGGCAGATACAGCAGGCCAAGTGGTCGCCGTCAGGCCAGATACTTCGGTCGGTTGCGAAGCTCGACGCGCCGGGCGAGATTGACCGGGCCAAGGGTGCCTTCATCCGTGAGCTCGGGATGATCATGGAAATCGAGCACAACTTGAAGCGCCTGCCGCGTATGGCGAAAGCCGCGTGGGGGCAGATGGACGCGGTCGAGAAGGTCGCAGACCATATGTCGACCCTGACCTACCCCGAGCGTCTGCGCTACATCTGGGGCGAGCAGGGCATCCGTGACTCCCGCGTCATTACCGACCATATCCGCGCCGGGCTCGAGGCCGGTGACCAGTTGCTCAGGCAGCAGGACCGGAACGTCGGTAACTGGACCGCCGTCGCGCCGGGCATCGAAGAGAGTGTGGCATCCGTTTTCTTCTTCTACCCCTTCACCCGCTTCTCCCTTCAGTGGACCTTCAAGAATTACCCGGCTGATCACCCGGCTCGCTTCGCAGTCCTGTCCTCGTTGGGTGCCTTCAACGGGGAAATGATCGAGGAAATACTGGGCGATAGCCCCAACTTCCTGTCGGACTGGGCGCACGTTCCCATCTACGACAAGGACGGGAAGATCGCATCCCTCTGGGGGGTAAGCAACCTCATGGGTTCGAGCAACGCGGTACTCGAAGCGTTCGGCGACCTCGAAGAACCGATGGACTTCCTCAAGCCGTTCCAGCCGGTCATCGCCGCAGGCGTTCAGGGGCTGGCCAAGCTCGACAACTATGGCAACCCGATCAAGGACTGGAACTGGGCCAAGGGCATCGGAGCGTTCGGCGACTCGATGGCCTCCCTTGCCGCCCCGTACCGGCTCGCCAAGAAGTACTCGGGCCCGGGCCGGGTGGGCGACGACCCGGACCAGATGCGTCAGTTGTCCAGAGACCTGTTCGGGCCGCTGGGCCATGTCGTCTACGCCGTCGTGAGCGGTAACCAGCTTGGTCTCCCGCGAGGTCAGGCCCGGGCCAAGGCGCTCTACTCAAGCCTCTACCAGACCTACATCGACAAGGGCGAGGAACAGAACGAGAGCCTCTCGCCCGAGGCAGAGAAGGCCAAAAAGAAGGCCGAGTACTGGCAGACCAGCTTGACCGGTGACAGGCCTACGTCGGTCGAAGAGGGAGATGCCAAGGAGCGCAACCGCATCTACTGGAAGTTCGCAGTGGAAGAGGCGCGGCGGCGCTACGGTGAATTTGACGCCCGGACGGTCAAGGTGGAAGTGGCGGCCTACAAGGAGAAGCTGCGCTTTGCCGAGTGGAAGGCCAACGACCCGGGCTACAAGCAGTACCTGATCGAGCAGTCCAAGAAGGA